ATTGAGCTGACCAGTTTCGAATCGGAACAGAAGCTTTTATCTTTTCTAATTCTTCTACTTCCCAATACTCAGGCCAAACTGGGTTCCCAGATCCGAGGATCGCAGGAAAAGAAATTTGTCGCCATGTATCTGCTTTAGGTTCTGTTTGAGCCTTCAACAATCTTCCTGTTAAATCATCTTCAGCCCATCGTGTCATTACCAATAATATTGAGCCTCCAGGTTGTAATCTTTGTCGAGGTCCTGAGGTGTACCAATCATACGCTCGTTCCATCGCAATATCAGACATTGAATCTTGTTCCGTATGTGGGTCATCAATAATCAATAAGTCCGCACCACGACCCGTGATACTCGCACCAACGCCCGCGGCATAGTATTCTCCACCTTGATTTGTTTCCCATCTTCCTTTTGCCTTGGAGTCCTCACGAAGTTTCACATCTCCAAAAACTTGTTTGTACTCTGGTGAATCAATAATATTACGAACCTTACTTCCAAATCGTACTGCAAGTTCTGTATTGTGTGATACTTGCATAATTTTTAATTTTGGATACTTACCAATGATCCACGCTGGGAAATATACAGAAGCAAATTCTGATTTGGTATGTCTAGGAGGCATATTTATTATGAGCCTTCCTTTTCTTTCTTTTGCTATATTTGTAAATTCATTTGCAATAATTTGATGATGTCCCCACTTACTTTTTTCTTTTTCTTTTCTACATATAAAATCAGGCCAGATCTCTTGTACAAAATATAAAAAATTGTCTTGACATAACTTGATGTGTTTTAACAAGAGCCTCTCTACTTCGAGCCTCAGTTTTTCTACAGGTAAATTTTCTTTTTGCATCTTAGAATTTTTATAGCATATTTACGTGTATTTGTCTTGCACGACTTTAGCAAGAAGACACTTTCGGGTAGCCTGACGAAATAAAACGGCAAACTCACCAACGGCAAAAACCAAAAAAAAACAGAGCCTCCGAAGAGACTCTGTTCGTTGCAACGACTAACTTGGAGTGTTAGTCCATTTTCCTTAACTTTCTAGCAAGGAATTTCTCGTGTAAGTCTTGATGTTTTCGTAAATAAGTAAAAGCTTTTTTTCTGTCTGAGAATAAAAGTGTACCATTAAAGTTAAGATAATTATTTGGTGTAAGTCTAATTACTTTAATATCGCTTGGTTCATTAGTGCTAATCTCATCTACTTGATATAGTGTTTTACTCATCTAAATCTCCTCCATTCATTCTAGCAAGTAAAGGCTGTAATCTTTCTGCTAGTTTATTCCTTAATAGTCTAGTAACTTCACTATTAGGATAAGCGACCATAACTTCTTCTACGCAAGACTCCATAGCCTTATATACATTCAACCAATTAATACTGCTTTCAGTTAATGGTTGCGAATTAGTAACCGCATTAGTTTTAATCTCTTCAAGCTTACGCTCAAAGCTTTGTAATGTTTGTAATATCAGTTTTGTATCTGACATAATAACCTCCAAGTTAAGTTAATAATACATATAGTATATAAGATATATCTTATAGATGCAACCTATATCTGTTATAGGAATATCCTATAAGACATATCTTATATGTCCGCACATAAATATTTATTTTCTGCTGCTCCTGGGCCCAGGTTTTAACTGGGACCAGAAACTAGAAACGCCGAACGCACCAACGGGAGTTGAAACGGGAAACGGGCTTCCTAGGCCGCAGCAGCTAGCAGCACGACCTGTAACTAAAAACGCCGAACGACCCAACGGGAGTTGAAACGGGAAACGGCATTTTTAACAGAAAAAAATCAGGTAGGACAAGACCAAGATTACCACAGACAGCACTAGCCACCTAGTAAAAAACCAAATCACACACAAGATGCCCACAAAAACTGCTAATTGAATCATATCACATCAGCCTCCACCCCGACACACCCAGTACGCCCGGGCCGCTGCAACTGGCTGCAGCAAACTGAAAACGCCGAACGACCCAACGGGAATCGAAACGGGAAACGGGAAACGCAACTGCGTTTCCCGTGAACTTCCCCCTCATTTGTCTTCTTTCTTTTTATGTACTTCTGATTCTGCCCAAGTATTTCCACCTGCAATACATTTACCAGAACCAACCAGAGTGTAGGTCTTACCTGCTTCGGGTTTATCTTCAATAAACCCTTTATCTTTTCCGTACTTGATTAGTCCTTTTAAGAATTCTTGTTTATCCATATTTCATCTCCTTTTTAGTTTGAAAAATACAGTATAATATATATGGGATATTTTGCAACTACTTTTTTTTACCCGGGTCAGGGCCTGGGCTGCTGCTGTAACCAGAAACTAAAACAAAAAAAGCCCGTTCCCGAAAACGGGAACGGGAAACGGGAACGGGGGACTATACTAAATCTTCAGGCAATGTTTTAATTATCGCTCCACCTCTGTTGATATAAGAGCGAACCAAATCAACAACTTCAATGTCATCAACCTCAATAGATGCTCCGTCAAACCAATCTAGAAACCAATATTCTATTTTATCTTTTTTATTGTCGTATACTCTAAATTCATCAGAAGGACCACCCCACCCCATTTGATAACGATAGTAACCGACCTCCTGACCTTCAAAGGTGTGGGGTTCTACATAATCAAAAGACAAGAAAGGGGGTTGGTCTTCCGTTCTTATCTGTTCAAGTCTGTCTTGATATTCTTGTTCAATTCTTTCTTTACAAGTTTTATGTGTCATTGTTTTACCTCTTTTTAAGTTTGAAAAATTCAATTGTAACACAGTTTTATATATATGCAAAAATTTTTTTTCTATGTAAATCTTGTTCTAGTGCTGCGGTGTGCTGCCGTGCAGCCTCCCAGATGAACCTACGCCTCCAACTAGAACACGCCGAACGAGAACGGGAAACGGGAACTACAAACGGGACATTTGGAAAACGGCTTCTTCCAACCCATCACGGACCCGGGTCCCGGGACGCAGCACTGGGCTGCACGGCTGCTGGGCGTACGACACTAGACTAACGAGAACGGGAAACGGGAAACGAGAACGGGAACGGGAATCTCGCACCTCGAGAATTTCTATATGCTCGTGCTTCTCGGTCAGATGCAGAATAAAACATTTGCCTCCAGATTGTATTCTTTTGCTATGCCACAACAGTTGATACTTACTTAATCCAATATTGTTACCACGATTGCATTTCAATTCTATCCAGTACTCACGCCCATTGATAACACCATTAACATCAGGGATTCCATTAACTGTATGGGATTCTATCCTTACAAAATGCCAATTCTTTTTCTGCTGTTGAATCTTGTTAATGTAAGACCAGATTTTTGATTCAGTTAACTTCATTCAAAATAGTATAATGCACTTACTTACAAAAAAAAATTAAAAAAAAAATGCAGCAGTCGGTCGGTAAGAAGTCTATAATATTCCTAAACTTTAGGAAAAATTCCTAAAATTTTCCTAAAACTTTTTCTCTGTAATACTATGTTTTCTGCTAATTTTCCTATTTTCCTAAAACTTTTGCTTATTTTACACTTTGTTTTAAAAAAAAGTTGTAAGGAATGACATTAGGTGTTGACAATAATATAGATACCTATAAGATATATCTTATATTAACTTAACAAGGAGATGACAATGACAGAGTTCAAAAAAGAAAATGATGGTAGTATTAGTATTCATCAAACAGAGGAAGAAAATAAGAAATGGCAAAGTGAGTTTTATGCTAGACAAGAAAGAAAGAAGTCTGGCTATAAAGAAACTATTAAACCACAAATAATGAAGATACTTAAAGACTTTAAAATAGACCAAGTAAAAATCTATTATAGTGGTGGAGGAGATGATGGTTCAATAGAAGATGTAGATTTTTATGTAGGTAAAAATACTATTAATCTTAATGAAAACCACATAGTAGATATTGGAGAAAGAAAATATTGGTGTCATACAGACCACACTTATAAATTTACAACCGACCCAATGGATTTAAAAGATTACATTGAAGAGATGGCTTATGATTATCTTGAGGCTTTTCACGGAGGTTGGGAAATCAATGAAGGTCAAAGTGGCGATATTATTTTTGATGTAGGTCAAGATAAAATATCACACGATTATGTTACTTATGTAGAACATAGTGAATTGGAGGAGATATAATGGCATACAAAGATAAAGATATAGAACTTACAAACGAATTTAGAGAGTTTATAAAGGAATTATCTAGACGACTAGCAGATGATTCTGATTATGAAAAAGAATTGTTTCCAAAATTCTGTGATTTATTAAATATGACTAATTGGATTATCCCAGAGGCGTGGGAAAATGGTCTTGGTAAATCATTCAAGGAGGTGAAAAATGGCTAACTGTTATCACCACGCAGTATCATCTGTAAAGAAATGGGGAGGTAGTCCAGAGGACTACCAACCTATTCACGATTGGTTTGATGAAAGTAAAAAGATAATGGCAGACTTCAGACATAGAGCATTGAGGCATCACGCAGAAGGTTGCTTTGCTTGTGAGGAAAAGTTTGGCACAACTATTACTAATTCAGACGGAAGAAAAGTCCCCGTCAGACTAATTGCAGAAAGACATATCATAGAAGACTTGGGATTCATTCCTAGTATGATTGATTGGTTCAAGCATATCGTACCACAAAAGTTTATGATGAAGGGAGGATATTTAAAAAATGTCAAATGATAAAATTATTAAATTAACTCCAGATGAATATATCGCTTTTACTAGCGAGTGGGCAGATGATTTGATGCAGATAAAATATGGCAAAGAATATGAGAGATATGTAACTTATAACAGAGATGGAAACTCAAGTTATACAGAGGAAGGACAAGAAATATTCGAAGACATATTAGCTAGTGTAGAACAATGTATGGCAGACCTTGACATAATTAACAAGGAGTTGAATGATGTGTAGCTTTATGGACATAGACGAAAAGAAAATGAAAAAGATAGTCGCTGAATTAAGACTTGAGCGAGTCAGAAAATTAAGAAGTAGCTTTAGCCCAGATGTAAAATTCTGGGCAAGGCAACACTGGAGAAAAGTAGAAGATGCAGTAAGACAACAAAAGACGAATTTAACAATCAAACCTAAAAAACAAGGAGAAATAATATGGCTAAAAGACAGACAAAAATAACCAAATTA